TCAATCTTAATGGAAGTGCGCTCGGTTGAGTCCTTGATCTTCTCCAGCGTTACATCGAGCTTCAATTGGCGTGTGATGCAATTGTCTCGAAGCTCCTCTTTGGTGACGAACGAATCTTTCTTTGGGGCGCCAAAAGAAATGTTAAGCGGTATCGCTTTAATCTTCGACGCGGCAAAAAGGCCGAGTAATGAAACACAAGCAGATCCGATGGCAGTTAAAACTTCGGCTGGTATTCCGGTCATTATGCTCTCCTCGGGACATTCCCGCTGGCTGCTGTGATTGTTTTATAGTTACCATCCCACAAGTTTTCGAATGCTTGCATCAGTGTTACCGAAATAGTCATGTCGTCAATCCCACCCTGGCTGACTTCACTGGCTCTAAACACGCCCGAAACTCCGTACTCGGTGTTGACCAAGGTAACAAGCTGCCCGGGCCTTAAAGCATACCCTTTGCGATTAATATCGAGGGTGACAAAAGTCTTCGGGAAGCTCTCACGCTGCATAACTTCATTAAGGCGAGAAGATGCCATCGATTTTGATATGTAATCTTTAAGGTCGATTTTCTTTTTCCGCTCATATCCACCAGCGTTAAGAATAGCTGCCTCATTTTTTATGATGATTGTTTTCTGCTCGAAGTTCATTGCAGGGTCAGTATACTCAGCTTCGTATACATTATCAAGCTGCTTCCAAGTCTGGCGGTTAACGCTAACATTCGAGCAATCGTTATCCAGTAGGTCAAGCACTGGGGTGGCATTAATGTCGTAAAGCATGCCAAGAAATAGTTTGCCACCTTCTTCGTAGATAAAAACATCTGTGGCATCTTTCACACGGTCAATAACTTCCTTGGCTGTGGTAAGATTGTCAAGTATAAAGCTTAAGCCATAATGCCGATCATAGGTGAAAGATTCGGCGACATAATTAAAAGACGGCAGGTCAATAAGCGAAGAATCTATTCCAAGCCCCCATTGGGTATTTGTAAGAACCTCGTAAATAATGGCAGCTGGATTATTGCCCTGGTAGTTACCGAGGGCGTCATACATCGCTGGGGCAGATTCACTTAAAGCTGCGCCACCTATTACATTTTCAAGGTGTGCCAGGTCGTTACGCACCTCAAACTTCATGGCTGGTGTTTTACCCTCGGAATTACAAACAACGCTGAAATCGGCCGTAGTATCGGTTGAGAAGGGCAAATAAATATGCGCGATGCCTTTAAGCTTAGATGCCCAATCAAATTCCCCGAAGCGATTATAATAAACCGAACTCAAGGTCTTCAATATACCGCTCGAGTATTGTGCTGATATATCAGTCCAAACCACGCCATCATTAATGGATTTATAAACTTTTTTATTTTGACCAGTAACGATTAGAATCCCATCACCGCCATCAATACCATAATAATCATTAGCACTGGGGAGCGTATTGGGGTTTGTCCACACAAAACCACCTGTCGACTTTATAACACACCCATCGTTACCCACAGCGATGAAATAATTCTTACTGTCAATGTATTGAACCTTATTAAGCGGCTTTGAAGCTGTATGAACCAAAGTCCAAGTAGCGCCCGTATCACTGGAATAATACACTTTGTTCGTGTTAGTCACCATAACAAAAGCACCTCCACCAAAAGCAATGGAGTTTATAGTCTGAAATGTCAGTGATGTAGTAATAATTGACCAGCTCCCGACAGTGCCCTTTACAACCAGCCCTTTAGCCGCCCCTGAGTCATAACCTACGGCAATAAAAACTCCATTACCGTAAGCGATACCGTTAAGCTTTCCGAATTTATCAAGATCAACTATGGTATCAATCAGCCAGGATACGCCATTTGTTATAGAATAATATCCACTAATCTTATCGTTGTTCTTACCAACCATCATAAAAACACCATTGCCATAAGCAGACGCCCCAAAGTTAAACGGGGCAATAGTTTGTGAGTCTGTAAAGTCAATACCAGTCGGAGATGAAACCACTTTAGTTTCGATAAAGAGAAACGAGGACTGCATAAACGCCAGGGTAACAATCCCGTTCGATACGAAGCCCTCAAATGAGTACTGCTTGCCAGCCCCTTTATAATATTCGATCGTCAAAAAATTAGTTCCATTCGATGACCAAGCATACCGAACTTCATCGCCCATGTTTGTTTGACCGATAAGAAACAAAAGCAGCTTCTGAATCGCTGGGAAAGAATCTTCGGTGCCGTCATTATAATCGGACAAAGGGTCGTAATCAATATCCGGCGTAAGCACTTTATCATTAGCTAATATTTTTTCGAGAATGAGTTTTCCCATCCCCAGCGCAAACCAAACACTGGCTTGATATGCGCGGGTAGAATCCCCATATCGTTGTAGTTTACGGCTTGCAATATCCCGTTCGGCTTGCGTCACTCCGGTGGTAGAATCCAGCACTGCAATATCGCCAATCCAAAGCTGATTTCCATCGACTCGGCATTTCCCGAAGACAACGGGAACAACGACACCCTCGCCATTCCTTTGAGAATTCTGTATGGCGGATATATCGGATGGAGTACCTATCATCGGGATGAAATTGTCTGATAAATTACCCATTTGTAATCGCCGTTTCTTGAGAATCTTTTAAAGGGATGTAAGGCATACCAACAAAGTTATCCAGATTATTAAACTTCGGTATGCAAGCTTCACCGGGATGTTTGCTGCACCCTGGCCAGAAGGATATTGTAGTGCCGTCTATTAAGCCGCTAAAAGGGTATTGTATTTTAATATCCTCGCCGACATGGCTTGATATATAGTGATAAATGCCATTATATAAACACTTGCCGAGTGTAAAATAATCATCATCAAAAGCGGCGAATACAACACTTGATAAGGTCTTTCCATCAACCGAGACGGTGACGGCTGCTTGAACTTCGTAATCGGCTGCAAGCTTTCCGCAAACATTATCAAAAAGCTGGTTATTGCAAAGTGCTTGCATCCTGATCCGGCAGATTTGGCGCTCCAATTCCAGCACAATAGTCTTAAACTCCACCACGCAAAGTCCGCTGTTGAAATTAATCCCTGTTGAACTGCCTATAAAAACGCTCTCAGAGTGCGTTGGATCGTCGAGAAAGTATCGGGTAATACTTACACTCAGGGACACGGCCTCATTAAGGCTATGGAGCGCCTGCGCGATAGGATTAATATTTGGGAAACTAAGTGTGCAAACCCTCGGGGTCGGGTCGCTGGTGAAGGAGAATCCGGTTCGCTCTAAAGCTTCGGCCGTGTAGATTATACCGTCGAGCAAAATATCCTTATAAAACGAGGTATAGTAGTAATATGCCCCGTTTATTTCGAACTGGTAAACCTCGCAAATATCAGATGACTGCGTTTCTACTTCTGATGTGTGTATTGTCATTTTAGCTGTCGTTTGCTATAGTGTCATATTCTTTGGGAAGCTCTAAAAAATTAATTGAGCTTTCCGAGAGTGAATCAGAAACATGAGCCAATGATAATTCATCTTGATCGAATCGAACAAGTAACAAAAGCCCAGCCATCCTTATATCCGATACTGCTATATCACGATCGAATTGTGATAGGACATTAAAAACAGTAGCGCTATCGGCACTGGTTATTTTGCGAGATATTCTATTCCCATTTTTTAATTCTATGTACAATCTCTCGTAGAATTTAGCAACCGTTGTAAACCCGTTATCCACAATTGTGAATTTAAAACTTCCATAAGTGATAGGGGCGTCAATAGTAAATTCCTGATAATAAACTGGCAGCCAAAACCGCTTAAGACGGCCACGCTGCCCATTGAAAAAATTGAGTAGATAAAACTCTTCGGCTTTACTTTTCAGAAAGTATCCATACGAAGCGCAGCGAGCATCATTCTCAGTCAATGATCTTATAGACCCGTACCCCATATTGAACTGAATAACTTCGCGCCCGTTCTCTACACCAGCGCTGGGAAGATCCATCCAATTCGGTCTCAGCGTAAATATTTCACTTGTATTCCCAAGGTCGAGTAGTGAGTCACCAGTCGCTATTGGCTGTATCTCATAAGCACCAATTGAAACATCGCCAAGTGCGCTGGGGCGCGGATTCCCTGCAAGATCAAGGGTATTCCAAGCTGAAATTGCAGCAGATCCAGCCGCGAATAGTGATGAAGTATCCGCTATTTTTAGGAAGTCAGCGCTTGTCGGATCAACTGAAATAAAATCAGCTCCGGTAATCCCATGCACCGTGTCGGTATCTTGCGAGGCAATGGAATTATCTGAATCAGCAGAATTTACAAAAGATATTCCTGCGTTGTCTGTGTACAGATAATCTGGGAATCCACCCCCAGCAGCGCTCCATACGACACAATTTTTAATCATCGCGTATAGGTAGGTTGACCCAGTTGACATGTACATACCGAGAGCATTTGCGTTTGCTACATAGAATGAGCAATTCTCAAAAACTTTGAATCGCTTTGATGCAGTTCCAGAATCAAACCCAGATCCGTCTCCGGCTATATACACTCCGGCACTTGAATTGCCATTTTTAGAATAGAATTTTAAATTAAATGCTCGTAAATAGGCCCACCCACTATCCTGCAGAACCCAAAACAGATGTGCAGTTGTTCCACTTCCCGTATGTAAATGATCACTAAAGAAAATGTCATGTACATAGACAAGTTGTTGGAATTCCAAACTAAGTGCAGACCCATAATAAAATGCAAGTAGCGTTATACTGGCCGTTCCCGTAACAAACATCTTCCCACCAAATATTTCAAACGTACCCAGCCCTGCTGTTGGGTCTAAATAAATACTTCTGGTTAGAGTAATCACGATCGAGGTGGATGAAGTGATGGTAT